TTACTTCTTGCTTCAATCTTTCGAGATACAGGCAGAAGTCCATCGCTTCATCCTGAGCGTGATTAAGCCATTCTAAGGTGCTTAGGTCGTTTCTTTCTAGCGTGGTGTTGTACTTCTTTATCCCGACTTGCGAACGTTCGGCAAAACGGCTTAAAACACGTAAAACTATTTGGTCTTCTATTTGCTGGTTCATAAAAAATTATAAAGGGTTTCGTAATACTCGCGGCATAGTTCGACGCGTTCTTTAATTTGTTCTATTACTTCGTCGTCACGTTCGACCTCAAAGAACTTAACGCGGCGGTTGTCGGGTATATGATCGAAGTTGTGGCGCTTAGTTACTTGTTCGATTAGTTCCTGGTCTTCTTCTAATAACTTAGCGTTCCAATGGGCGCGTCTTATTTCGTCTTGCACCATGTCTTCGGGTGTGTTGACTAGGCAATAGACTAGCAACGCGTCGGTTTTTCCGACAAGTTCCATGTACCCTTGAAGCTGAAAAAAATAGTCCTTATTCGGTATTTCAGTAGCAAAGAACGGGAATGTCGTAGCATCCCAAGAACTTTTTACGTCTAGTAGAATAGTGTCCGTGTTTACGTCGGGCGTTCCTGTTAGCCATTCATTGCTAAAGTGTTCGTCGTTTTTGATTAAGAACCCTAGTTCTAGGGCTTCGCTTGCAATTCTTATGCTTTCGTCTTCGACTAGGTTGCCTTTGTCGGTGTAGCGTGAACTAAAATTTTTTCTTATTCCGTATTTTGCTAGCAAAACTTGTTCTTCGACGTAGGTCTTAGCTGTTTGGCTTAGTAATTCGCTTTTTGATCGCGGTGATGTCATGATTTTACCAATCGAAGAACATCTAACTTTAAAAGTGTTCATATGGCATTAAGCATTTCGGTTTGTGACTCAGTTAAAGTAAAGCTAGACGTTATTTTTTCTTTGGTTACTTTGCCGTCTACAATTGCTTTGCACGCATCTTGAAAGCGTTTGTTGTCAATAGCGGGTAATTTCTTTACTTGTTCGCCGCTTGCGTCCGTGTCTTTGTCCGTAACAAGTCCTAAAGACGAACTAAGGGCATAACGTCGGTAATATGTAACCCCCGACCCGAAGCTTTGGTAGTCGTTCATACCTTTTAACGTTACGTGCGGTATTGCCACTTTGCTTTCTAGGTTCTCGCCGCTGTCTACGTGGAAAATCATTGTTACAATGTAATCAATGCCGTCTTTAGTGTCTAGCATTTGGGTAAAGCCTAGCCCGTGTTTCTTTAGTAGCGGGTTAATCTTGTCGAAAATTGCGGGTAAGTCAGCGTAAGAATATCCGAACCCTTGCGTTCCTTTGTGAATTACTGGTACTTCTTGCTGAAAAGCCGCAAGCGCTTTAAATAAATTTTTCATATTCTGTTTTGTTTAGTTATTATATGCAAATATAGGGGTTATTTTAATTCAGCAATCTTTTTTTTATATTTTTTTATAATTTCTTTTAGTTCGTCGGCGGTATACTTTCGCATCTCATGTGCTTTTTCGTGCAACTCTAGTAAACGTTCAGGGCCTATGCGCCTTTCTATGCCTATTTGGTATTCTAATAAGTTTCCGTGTTTGTATCGGTTGCACGTTACACATTGCGCATGTACGTTGTCTTCATTAAATGTAACGGCTTTGTGTCCGCCCATGCTGAAATAATGCCCAGCGTCGTACTTTTCGCCTAAAGAACCGCCGCAACTTACGCAAGGCTTACCGCGATCGCGAAGACGAACAAACGTATTAAATACCTTTTGGGCTTCTTTAAGCCAGTCCGTTGTCGTTTTAAGGTCGTTCTTTAGCTTTACCTTAGTCTTTTTCCATTGAGCCGCTTTTGCTTCTTCTACAAAGGCTTTTATACATTCGTCTTTTAGACAAAATTTATGGTTAAAGCGTATCGGTTCAAACTTGTCTTTACAATTCTTACACCTCATAACGGCAATTGCTTTAAAATTTTATACAATACGTTTACAACTATTGAATTTCCAGCTTGTTTGTAAGCTTGCGAGTCGGAAACTGGCCAAGTAAATGAGTCGGGAAAGTCCATGAGTCTAAAACATTCGCGAGGCGTTAGTCTTCGGATTGTTTTATTTTCAATAGTACCTTGATTGCAAGCCGTGTCCAACGTTTGCGCAACGCCTTTACCTACGCGACCACGTCTTGTTTCACTATTTGGAACGCTAAAATTAATTGAGTCGCCTATTGTAGCTTCTTCGTAACCTTTAGCGGTAGCTGATTTTATTTTTATGTAAGTGTTAGTTATTGGCATTTTACCATAAACAGCTGGTATACATGATGCCGCATCTTCTGAATTAGAATCCATAGGTTTAAACATTCCAGAAAAAACACCTTCTTTTGTAGCAAAATGATGCAACATTTTGTCACTTAAAAAATACTTGTCGTCTACGTTTTTTTCTAGTACGTCTTTAAGTCGTTTGCTCAAATGTTCTTCTTTGGGAAATTGAAACTTATTGTCTACGTCGTCACGAATACCAACTAAAAATACTCTTTCGCGGTTTTGTGGCACTCCGTGTTTTTTTGAGTTTAAAACTTGCCAATACAAATGATAATTAACGGATCCATCATAAGGGAATAAAACTGGAACTCCGTTAACTGACTTACCGCCTAAGTAGTTTACCCATTCTTGAAACGTATTACCCACGTCGTCGGACAACAAACCCTTAACGTTTTCAAAAATAAAAAAGCGCGGGTTGTTCTTTTGAATAAACTCTAGGCTATTGAAAAACAAAATACCCCTTAGGTCTTCTTTACCTTTTCGTTTGCCAGCTAAACTAAACGCTTGACAAGGTGGACTAGTCATGTAAATATCCAGCGAGTCTTTAGGTATTTCCCTTTCATAAACATTGGTTGGGTAATATTTTGGTTCGCCGTAGTTATGTACAAACGTTTGACGCGCGTATTTATCCATGTCGCAAGCGAATACTTCTTCGTAATTTACACCTAATCTAATTAACGCCTGGTTAAATGCGCCAACGCCGCTAAAGTCTGACCCTACTTTTAATTGTTTCATAGTTCAATGTTATTAAATTTTAGTTCGTTTTTAAGTTCGTCGTAAGCTACGCGGAGTTGTGCGTTTCGTCTAGCTAACTGGTTTAGTTCTCGGTTCAAACTTATTATTTCGTTTTGCATTTCTATTAAAACAAGTTCGGTTTTCAATAGCATTTCTTCGCTATCCTTACCGCCGTTAATGTAGTCCTTTGCGTCTGGCTTGTCCTTTTCGAGTTTTATCCTTACGTTTTTAATTCGTTCGCGGACTACCCAAAGGGTGTTTTTCGCCCATAGTATTTTTAAGTCTAGTTCCATTTTAAAAAGTGTTTAAGTTGCGTAATTTTTGGCTTGTTGAAATAATGCCGTCGGTTATTGTTTTTTGTATGTCTTTGGGTCGGTGTTTTTGTAGGGGGTCTATTCCGTTAATTGTAAAGCCTAAGCCGCTGTTAAAGTCGCAAACTACGGGGTAGTCAATTTCGGTATGCTTACCGCCCGTTTCGGTGTCCTTAACTTTTTCGACGTTCACCCATGTTTTAAATTTGTATTCGGGGTGTTTAATTAGTCGGTGTATTACTAGCATATCGTCGCATCGGTTCAAAAAGGCCTTGCCCCCTTCAATTCCGTCCTTTAATGGGGCTTTCAAATGTCCCTTTAATTCGCCTTCGGTGTATAAGTTACCGCTTCGGCCGCTTTCAGTATTCGGGTGGGTGTTTATATAGATAGTCATTCCCGTACTATTGACAAATTGACGTGCGGTATTCATAAATTCGTAGTTCCCAGCGAAGCTCATTTCGCGGTCTAGGCCAGTGAATGGATCAATAAGACCTACTTTGCACCCACTTTGTGCAAATAGCGCTAGTATTTCTTCAGGTTTGTACAAATTTGAGTTGTCAATAAACGAAAAGTATTGTTCTAAGTACGCAACGTCGCCCGCTATTTGTGAATGGGTCAACTTGTTAAAGTGTTTACCGCGGTACATTTGCACCATGTCGCGCAAAATTTGCCCCTTTTGGTTTTCACCCGACCAAATGCAAAAGGTTAAGTCATGTTGTAAGGCTAGGGTAAGGAAATACCAATTTATCCAATACGTTTTCCCGACGTTGTCATGCCCTAGAATTATGTTTAGTTGCTTAGTTTTAAATTTTAGGTGTTCGTCTAGCGCACAATCTAAGCCAAGCCCTTGTTTTATTTTTCCGTCCCTTACGTCTAGTAAGTATTGCAGCGCGTCGCCTTGTTTGAGTATCATTTTAATTGTTTTTAAGTGCGGTTAGTAAGCGGTCGTTTTCTTGTTCTAGCCAATTGGCGTTAAACCCTTTCCATGAACGTTCTACGCAAGTCCTTAAAATTCGGTTTTTGTCGCCCCCGTGTTTTTGTACTTGGCTCATGAACGAATTAAAAGCGGTTTCAGTATTTACAGCCTTTAGTTGTTTACGAACTTCGACCCATTCACGTGACAACTTTTCGTCGAACCCATGTTCTAAAAGCGAAGACAAAAAGCTATAAGTATTATTCTTAGTTTCTTTTATTTCTTTAGTTGTTGCCCTTTGTTTGCCCGCTTGGCTGTCCTTTTCTACGTCTTCACATTGCAATTTGTCCCATTTTACAAGGCTTACAGCTTGCCATTTGTTTGTCGCGTAGCGTGCCACTTCTTTAGACCTTTCTAGCTTGTCCATTGCAACCCTTGTTTGCTTGACCGAAAGACCTATTTCTTTGGCTAAGTTTTCCCAACTAGTAACGTATGAACCCGCTTTTATTGTTTGCCCTTTCCATTCCTTGTCTTTGTAATTTACCGATACAAGTAGGTGAACGAGTAAACGCGTCGCGTTGTGGTCGTCGTACCATTGCCAGTCTTTAAGTGTTTTGTGTAATTTTATCCATCCGCTCATCTTACTGCACTAAAATAAAAAAAGCCCCTTTGGTGTTC